AACCCGCTTCGGCGGGTTTCTTTTTGCTAAATACTCTTATGAAGATCACAGATATTATCCGCAGCGTATTGGATGTTATAGATAATGCAGAAGCTCCTGCAGAACCTGCTCTGGCTATTACCGTACAAGTTGATCCTGAACAAGAAATGCAGGACATGCAGCGTTTGGCTGGAATTTTAGATCTCGGAGATGCAGAATTCGCCAACGAACCAAACACTATTGTGGCACCAATGGGTGCTGCTTTCCCAGCCGGTGATGATGTACATCACAGCAAAAACCCTGCAGACATTAGAACTAATGCACCCAGCATGTTTCCCGGATATCAGGCAAGGATGTAACCGTGGCCAACATTACGATCACAGTTCAGAGCTTACTTAACACAGCGGTATACAACAGCTATACGATTGACAATGGTCAAACCATCAACCAGCTGAAAACAGCCGTCAATTCAGCGCGAGGGTTTGATAGCAGTTGGTATAATATAGTTCTAAATGAACATGTGGTATCGGGATCGGCCACCTTGGCAAGTTTGGGTATTGTTACTGGCACAATATTACGAACAGCAAACGTAATTGATAGGTTGGCCACAAAAGAATTACGACAAAAAGCCAAATTAGACCTGTCAGAACTTGATCGAGCAGCAGACGGTAATCCAAGATCCACTTATGACATAACAGAATTGCCTACACAATACAACGGCAACAACATTGTGGACAACCCACAGCCCAACGGATTAATTTTGGGAAGACCTTGGGTATAATACATGACTTATAGAGCACCACCACAAGGCCGCGGCGACCGTAGATTAAATACTACCAACTACGAGCACCCACAAGAAACCAATCTACTAGATCTTCATCGTACCATGGAGTATAACCAGTTGGGCCAACCGGTTATTAGAACTACTTCGGGTGCGTCTGTTACTGCCAATGATGCATTTGGTAGGCTGCGTGTGAGCAATCAGTTTACCTTGCATGATAATTTTCATAGATATTACATTGACTATCACAAAAGCAGCAATAATATAGTAGGCGGCGGATCTGTTACTTTCGATGCCAATGCTGCTCTGGTTAATATGACTGTGGGAACAGCATCTGGTGATAGCGTCACAAGAGAAACCAACAGAGTGTTTTCATATCAGCCGGCCAAAAGCCTGCAGGTCATGCGAAGTTTTGTGTTTGCTCCTGCTCAGGCCAATCTGACGCAACGAGTAGGTTACTACGACAGTGAAAATGGAATTTTTTTAGAATTAGCCGATTCTACTTTGAGTTGGGTAATAAGATCAAAAAGTTCAGGCACGATATTAGAGGATAGGGTAACACAAGAAAATTGGAATGTAGATCCATTAAATGGTACCGGCACATCAACCATGGTGATAGATATCAGCAAGGCACAAATCATGTGGGCCGATGTTGAGTGGCTGGGTGTGGGATCTATTAGGACAGGATTTATCATTGATGGCGAATTTGTGCATTGTCACACTTTTCACCATGCCAATTTGATCAATAACACCTACATGACCACGGCCTGTTTGCCCGTTCGCATTGAAATCACCAATACTGGTCCCACGCAAAGCAATTCTACACTAAAACAAATTTGTACTTCGGTGGTGTCCGAAGGCGGATTTGAGTTAATAGGAAGACCACACAGTATTGGTCATGAGTTAAATACTCCGTATAGACTTGCCACTCCCAATGTATTATATCCGATAATGAGCCTAAGATTAAGAACAGACCGATTAAATGCAATTATTATACCAAAAAACTTTAGCTTGGCTGTTACCGCAGCCTCGACATATCAGTATTTTCTTGTAGTCGGTGGGGTCACTGTAGGCGGCACCTGGAAAGATTATGGACCTAACAGTTCAGTGCAATACAACTTGACCGGAACCAGTATTGGATTCAACGGTCAACAATTCCAAGGCAATGTGGAAACCGGATACATTGCAGCATCCAATCAAACTACAGTAACTCCTTCGTTGGCCGAAGTTCCATTTTTTTACCAATTGGAGCGAAATCCATTTACAGCCAATGCTACAGAATTTACTGTGTGTGTCAAATCAACTGGCAATAACTTAGATATTTTTGCTTCTGTAAATTGGGAAGAAATTACCTAAATAGTTGACATACTTCTCTTAGTATACTATACTCAATACACAATTCTATAAATACACGCTATGTTATTTGGATCACTAATAATGTTGGTGGCCATTACCATTTCGGCAATTGCCGCTTGGTATTCGGTCGCTGGTCTTACTGCCATATTCAGTGCAGCAGTCATCCCTGTTATTATCATGGGAGGTGCATTAGAAGCCGGCAAATTGGTTGCCACTGTTTGGCTACACAACAATTGGCGTAGAGCCGGTTGGGCATTTAAAACATATCTGATTCCTGCCATTGTGTTTCTCATGCTGTTGACCAGTATGGGTATATTTGGTTTCTTGAGCAAGGCACATTCGGATCAAAGCCTGGTAACCGGTGATGCCACCAGCCGGGTTGCCATCTATGATGAAAAGATTGCCACCGAACGAGAAAACATAGCACAAGCAAAGAAGGCACTTGAGCAAATGAATGCACAAGTAGATCAAATGCTTGGTAGAACAGATACAGAGCGTGGAACAGAGAGAGCAGTTGTTATTCGTAAACAACAGGCCAAAGAACGAGCCGCGTTACAAACAGAAATTGCAAAAAGTCAAAAAAACATACAACAGTTACAGGCTGAACGAGCACCATTTGCTGCTGAAGCCAGAAAAGTAGAGGCCGAAGTAGGACCAATAAAATATATTGCTGCTCTTATATACGGCGACAATCCTGACCAAAACGTTCTTGAGCGGGCTGTACGTTGGGTTATTATTCTTATTGTTGTTGTATTTGATCCATTGGCTCTAACACTTATTCTTGCTGCCAACAAACAGTTCGAATGGGCAAGAGCCGGTAAGGGTGGTTGGGTACATGATGAGGAAGAAAAAACGGTTTCAGCAGTTACCGCGACAGAAGAACCAAAAGAAGAGTCGCCACCTCAACCTGATTATCCGGCCGATGATGGACCTCTCACCGAGGATCAATTGAAACAAATTCAAACTACTGTAGATTGTGGCAACTGTCCTAAGTGTGAAACAAAACTAACATACGCACCAGGTATTGGTCCATTCTGTCCCAACAAACAATGTGATGTTGTAGACGGGATCAACACAGTTGGTAGTACTGAGGAATTTTTTGAACAAGCACATTTTGCAGCACAAACAGCAGACATGTTAGATGAACAGCAACGTGCCGAGTATGCCAACCAAGAAATAAGCAAGATTGAACCCGAACATGATCTTGATATACCGGTACTGGAAAATGAAGAAATGTGGGCCAGTAGGGTAATAGACGAACAGGCAAAAGGTCTGCTCGAGCCGCCGCCTTCACCGCCGAATGTACCAATGGCCAAAATAGAGCCCGAGCCTGCCACACCTGCGGTTGATGAATTTAACACTCCGATACGTAGGGGAAATGACTACGCAGTAAGATACAAGGGCAAAGTTTATAACCTGGATGCATTCAATAAACTGTATCCCAGCATGGCCATCAGCGCCGATAACGACAGATTAGAAGAAGCCAGCCAGTGTGGATTTGGAGATAGATTTCCTGAATCTCCCATGAAAGGCGATATGTTTATAAGAACAGACTATTTACCAGATCGCTTATTTAAATGGAATGGCACCAAGTGGATAGAAGTTGACAAAAACTCTACTGACAGCTATACTTACAATCAAGCCTATATACAGCATCTTATTAGCAAGCTCGAAGCAGGCGAATATGAAATTGAGGATTTGAGTGATGCTGAGCAGGCACAGGTAGAACAACAAATTGAAGAAATTTTAAAAACCAAACGTGTATAGTAACTTTATAACCCCTCCGGATTTTGTTGAAGATCAATTCCACACTGTGACTGTGGTCAATGCCACTGACCAGGAAGTTGAATTGTTAGGTCGTATGTGCAAAGGCAGCGACGATCAATTCAACATTTATCTTTACAAAGCAGCCATGAATGACTTGCCATGGTTAAAAAAGGCCGTGGATTTGAGTGATGCTGTGATAGTCAACACCGACGGCTTAGACAGTGTTCTCGAGGATCTGCTGGTTTTAGACAAAACACATTATTATGGCCAGCGTGACTTTTTGGTCAAAGCTCAGCAAGTGCAAAATGTGTTTCAGTATTTTGCTGTAAGATATCACGAACAAAATAAATAAATGATGTTTGATAAATCTAATAAAGTTACCGGTAACCGAGTTGTAGTTGTAAACGACAACGTTGAAAAAGCTCTACGCAAATTCAAAAAGAAAGTGGCCGAAAGCGGACTGCTGCAAGAATTGCGCGAGCGCGAACACTACGAAAAACCCACCACTGCACGTAAAAAGGCCAAAGGTGCAGCGCGACGCCGCTGGAAAAAACGTTTGGCTGACGAGCAGCTACCCAAAAAACTATTCTAATGTACGTGGAGTTTCGCTTGCCAATGGGTGCAGGCGGAGCAGCCGCGGGCACAGCTCTTGCTCAAATCAATATAGACATAGATAATTGGGTAAGGAACAACAATATAAAACACTGGAAATGTAAACTTCACAAGTACACATATAGATTGTGTTTGAGCGGTGCTGAAGATTACACACATTTTGCGTTGACCTGGGATCCTGAATATGCAGCATCACGAAATTTTGAATTTAAAAATCCAAAATAGTTGCAATCAATCACAAAATCGTGTATAAATATACATGTAGCGCCGACAGGGCTACACAGTCATACTTGCTTATTTGAAAGGAGAAAATTATGACACAATTCAGTATCAACACCCTTGACCTTCCACAACTATCTGCACAAATCCATCGTCATGCGATTGGTTTTGATCGCTTGTTTGACGAGTTAGGCCGTACCTGGGCTAACAGCGCCAAAGCAGAAAACTATCCTCCATACAACATCATTAAAGTTGATGAAAACAACTGGGCTATCCAAGTTGCAGTTGCCGGCTTTGGAGAGGATGAGTTAGACATTGAACGCAAGGACAACGTCTTGTACATCAAGGGCGAGCGTAAAGCCAAAGACGAACAAGAGTATATCCACCGTGGTATCAGTGCTCGTACTTTCAATCGCTCATTTACTCTTAATGAAAATGTTGAAGTAAAAGGTGCCACAGTAATTAACGGCATCTTGGCAATCAGTCTTGAGCATATTGTTCCTGAAGAACAAAAGCCCAAAAAGATTGCAATCACTTTTGCTAAGTAATATAGTGTAATACAGTAGGAGCATCCTGCTCCTACTGAAATTTGAATACTACAATGAGTAAAGCCGAAACTATTAACAAACCTAAAATTGCAGTAAAACAAACTATCCAACCTCCAAGTTTGTTTAACGTTATCTATATGAACGATAATGTAACAACCATGGAATTTGTTATAGAAAGCTTGAAAAGTATTTTTCATCATGATGAAAATACTGCATATGAACTAACCAAAAAAATACACGAGGATGGTAGCAGTATAGTAAAAACTCTGCCATACGAAATTGCTGAGCAAAAAGGTGTCGAAGCAACCTTGTTGGCTCGTACAAATGGATTTCCTCTTTCAATTAAACTCGAACCAGCCAATTAATGATATTCAATAAAATTCGTGAGCTTAAGGACAAAGGACTTAAGATTGGGATTACTTTTTCGACTTTTGATTTATTTCACGCCGGACATGTGGCAATGTTGGCTGAGGCTAAGAATCACTGCGATTATCTTATCGCCGGGCTCCAGACAGACCCAACAATTGACCGTCCGGATACAAAAAATAGACCAGTCCAGAGTATTGTGGAAAGACAAATTCAACTGGCAGCATGCCGTTATGTTGATGAAGTTGTTGTTTACCAGACCGAACAAGATCTGATTGACATTATCTTGACTTTACCAATTGATGTGCGTATACTTGGTGTTGAATACGAAGGTAAACCATTTACTGGTGAAGAAGAAGGTTACAATAGAGGTATTGAGTTAGTATTCAACAAACGCGATCATTCTTTTAGTTCAAGCAGTTTACGACGTAGAGTAGCAGCAGCCGAAGCTGATCGAGCCCTAAGGAGTTAGCAATGGATATAATGCTTGACATAGAAACACTAAGTACTCGCCCATGGTCGGTTATTCTTACTTTGGGTGCAGTCAAATTCAGTCCTTGGGAGTCAGATGTTGACACAGAGTCTGGGTTGTACATTCGTCCCGATGTGGATGAACAACTGAATATGAACAGGCATGTTCAAGATGAAACAGTGACCTGGTGGGGCACTCAACCCGACGAAGTCAGAGAAGAAGCTTTAGGCACCAATGGTCGAATCAGCATCAATGAAATGTTGGATCAATTGAATCGCTTCTTGGTTGGAGCAGACAACATTTGGTGCCAAGGTCCGGCATTTGATATTGTAATCTTAGAAGATTTATATAGACAAATGGGACGCCCAACTCCGTGGCAGTTTTGGCAAATCAGAGACAGTCGCACATTGTTTAGTGTACACGGTGATCCAAGAGAAAAAGGTCGTCATGGTGCTCATAACGCTTTAATAGATTGTTATTATCAGGCACGTGCCGTACAACAGATATACAAAGATGCAGGTATCAAAAAACGTACATATGAAAGCGTAACCAAATAATGGACATAATTTTTTCAAGGAAAGTAGCCGAGGAATTGTCGGAAAGATACACAGTCTTAGAGTTAGAACCACACATAGTAGAAGACAAAGTATTAGAAACATTTTGTGTTATTGAAAGCGATAAAATTCCTTTAAACGAAGTTACAATGTTAGAGCACTGGAAAAAACTACATAGAGAATTCGTACAGGCCAACAAAGAAAAAAATGGAAAGTTATGTAATGATCTTGCTGTATATCTAACAGGTAAGTTTGGTGGCGAATTAGATGAATTCTATGATATAGTTTGTAATCGTTATTTAGACCAACAGTAAGCATTTAATTTTTTCTCAAAGCTCCTTAAATAATATAAAAGGAGCTTTTTCTATTAAAAAAATTCTATAACAGCTCCGTAATAAAAAGGTCACGAAAGACCAGGAGCTAAAATGAAAAAAGTATTACTTGCAGTTGTATTATTAACATCATCGACAGTTTATGCTGTTGATCCTATCATTACAGATTCTACATCTCGTAGCGTAACAGAATCTACATCTACTACCACAGTTAAATCTCCACCACCTACAGCAGTAGCACCCGCTATCACAACACTCAACAATGATCTTTGTGCAGTTGCGGCTTCTGGTGCTGTACAGACACAAATTTTTGGTATCTCTGTTGGTAAAACGTTTGTAGATAAAAACTGTGAACGTCTAAAATTATCTAAAACACTATTTGACATGGGCATGAAGGTTGCTGCGGTTGCTGTAATGTGTCAAGACGAGCGGGTGTTTACTGCTATGATGAATGCCGGTACGCCATGTCCAGTTGATGGCAAAATTGGTGAAGCAGCAAGAGAAATATGGGATGCTGATCCAAAGCGGCAACCACAAAATGTAAAGAGCAAGGATTAATGAAACAGGTCCTGGCATTGGTATTGTTAGGTCTTTTGAATTTAGCTAACGCTCAAAGTGTAGAAACAACACCTAACCAAATTACTTCCGGTAATACACATACTTGGACGGGTGTGACCACAGGTACATTACCGTCGACCTACATGCCAGGTGGTCCGCAACCTATATACGATCCGGCCACTAACACTATTAGTTTCAGTTACGGGCAAGCGACAGCGGCACAAACTTTTGCTATTAACCAGGCATTACAAAATGCTGGTGCAGGCATTACTGTACAAGGATACAGTTATTCCTGGGACATTCGTAATATGAATGGTGATAACAGACAACCAGCTACTGATACATTGACCGCTACTGTCAATACCTATGCCGCAAATAACACTACTATTCGAAGAACTGATACATGGACTTATAACACTAAAATTGACTGGACTACATTTAGTGGTATTATAAATTACAACAATCCTGGAGCACCAAGTACTTTTGGAAACCTAACTGTTCAGTTCAGTGGTAAAGATGTAGGATTCTGGGCAGGATATTTTGGTCCACAGATTCGTAATGTTAGTATTGGATTGAATTATACCGTTGATCCTTGCTTTAGTAATCCAGCATATTCGCCGACCTGTGCAAATTATAACACGGTAAGTATTAGTGAAAATTTATTATCCGGTATCACTGGACCACAAGCCTATGCTATTAATCAGGCACTATCTTTTGCCGGCGCCGGCGCAACTATACATGGATTCAACTACGGATACAATTATAGCGTTGCCGGAAGATCATGCGCTGTATGGGATTTCCTTGGACTTTGTTTATCTGGGTACAATTATTCCGATGCCGGAGTCAACATTTCTTTAACAAATAGTAGTGGTGCTACCATATATTCAGAAAGCAACACACACAACGGTGGTGACAATGGTACCAGCGGCACATATTCTAAACAGTACAGATTAAGTGCAAGTGTTCCTATGTCTACTCTGGGAACATTTAGCATGAATCCATGGACTTCGGGTTCCGCAAGTATTACCAATATGTATAGTAGTGCAGTATACACAGCAGATCCATGTGTATCTAATCCTTTATCAAGCAATACTTGTTCGGGCTACGCAGCAGCGTATTACAATCAACAATGTAGTTTAAATGCATTGTACGATTCTGGTTGTCCTGGCTATGCTCAGGCGGTGTTCGCACAACAATGCAATATCAATCAATTATCAGATCCTGCTTGTCCAGGGTATGCGGTTGCATATTTAAATTACCAATGCTCGTTGAATTCTCTATACAGCACAACATGTTATGGGTATTCGACTGCATTGAGCCAGTGTAATGTAAATCCATTGGATAATTCAATGTGTCCGGCGTATCAAACTGCAACCACTCAATGTAGTTTAAATCCTTTGTACGGTTCTTATTGTCCTGGATATACCGCAGCACAGAACACCTGCACAACAAATCCGTTGAGCAATTCTTTATGTACAAATTATCAAACTGCAACTACCAGTTGCTCTGCAGATCCTTTATATGGAGCATATTGCCCAGGATATGCTTTTGCTTATTCTTGTAGTCAAGATGGGTTGTATAGCAATCAATGTCCTAACTACGCAGAGGCTTACGCTAAAAAGAATATTTTGAATATTGGATCATCAACCACAACAACGACTAATACAACTTCGTCTACAATTGTGTTAGCACAAGCATCGGATCCTGTTGCACAAGCAGCACCTGTAGTTGCAGATCCGGTAGTTAATAGTGTTGTTACCACAAGAAGTACAGCCGCCACCAGTGAAACAAATCCTGCTGCGGCAGTTAAATTAACTGCACCATCAACAACAACTGCTACCGCTGTACAAGAATCGGCCACTAAAGAAAATAAAAAATCTGAAACTACTACTACCGCTGCTACTTCAAAGGATGGAGTAAGACCTGACAGGCCTACTACTGCCAGAGAAGCTGTTGCAGAACAAAGACGTGAAGCAGCTAAGAAAGAAGCGGTACAAAAAGGTAAAGATTTAGCCAATGAAATGGGCAAGGCAGCAGATATGCAGGCGCAAATGGAAGTGCAAAATGTTGTAATCCAGGCAATGGGATATAGTCCAGGGTTTGATAATTACGGTAGATTTATACTTCCAGACGGGCAAGCATATCGACCATATACCATTTATAACAATCAGCGTACTGTGGATACACCAGCCGGTAGAGGACTGTTTGGTGGTAGCGACAGTGTTCATCAACAAATGATTGATTCACAATATAACTTAGGAAAATAAAATGTCAGACAAAAATAACAACATCGACGAAAAAGTCGAAGAACTCGAAGCTGCTAAGGAAAAATATCTTAGCGAAAATACTGTTATCAGCATTGGTGGATATGCGTTTACTCCGGCCAAATTAATGATAGCGGCCACTATTGTTAGTACCGTATTAGGTGGTCTGTATGGGGCCTTTGAAGTATACAAAGACTACATGGACATGAAAGACAAAATAGCCAATTATGTAACACCAGATCTTGGCGAAATTTACAAGAAATTAGAAGTACTTGAAGCAAGCACAAATAAAACAGTAGAATATAGTCAAGACATCAAGAATGATCTCAAAGGCGATATTCGTAGATTAGAAAACGTGGTTGAAAGCGTAGAACGTGACAGCAAGGTAGCACAACGCGAAACAGATAAAAGTGTACAGGATGCTCGTAAAGATGTAAGAGAAACCAAGGTCGAGGTTGATAAGATTACTCGTCAACTTGAAAAAGACACAACTCAACAAAACAAAGAATTACAGCGTCAAGTTGATGCAGCAGTGAGACAACTGCAAAAGGAAAATGAGGCTGAAATAAAACAATTACGTCGAGAACTGGACGATAAAATCAAAAAAGCATTAGATAATCCATTGGCCAACAAATGATATATACTATATGAAGAACATTTTAGCTGCCATCTTACTGGCCACTATAGCTTTGGCAGCTACAGCTGAGCCGAGGCCACGAAAAATACAAATGATGTGTGGCAGCTTTGAAGATGTTGAAGCTACTATGGAAAAGTATGGTGAAAAGCTAATCATGGCTACTCAGTCACCAAATGAACAAACTGTTAATTTGGTGTATGCTAATTTTGAAACAGAAACTACAAGTTGGTTTATTCATGATTTGCAAACCGACGAATATTGTATGGTAGGAGTTGGTAAACAAATTTATATACCAGACGATAGTGTGCTTAAAAAAGGCATAGGAATTGGATTAAAAGCTGCTTACAAATAAACCTGGAATTTCCAGGTTTTTTTGTGATTATAAAAGGAGAATGATATGAGTTGGTTCTCGCATAAACCCCCAAAAAATCCCCCAACCCCAACCCCAGTAACACCACCGCATAGAATGTAACATCTGTCCCTCTTGAACTTTTTACTTCAATCAAAATAAGTAATAATAAGTTCGATT